AATCGGAGAATTATTCCATATGGTTTCCATGTACTCAAAAAGAACTTTGGACTGTCTAAATGCAGCGCCAACAACGACGACCTTTCTGTTTGGTAACAAAAGCGCTCTTAGCATCGAGTATAGTGATAGCATAAAAGACTTACCAAAACCACGACTCGCTATAAGCATTGGAAACTTTCTATTCCATAGCTCATGAAGTATAAGAGCCTGTGATGGAAGAATTTGTATATTAAATATATGTTTACATAAAAAAGAGAAGTATTCCGGCCTAGTCATCAACCAAGATAGCTTTAAATGGTAATCATCTTCAGCGCTATTTAAGATAGACATTGGATTGAATAAATCTTTATCGTCTACGTCTAAACTTAACCACGCCTCATCTATTTGTTTTAATTTTTTATTCATTTATATATCCCATCAGCGAATCCATAGTAAACTGCTTCTTCCGCAGTCATATACCAATCGCCGCCGTTTAATTTCCTTTTAATGTATGCTTTAGTTTTAGATAGGTTATATTCACCATCTTTAAAGAATTTTCCACTCTTATGACACCTATCTGCGTAGATGGCGACCATCTTATCTCCCGCCTCTTTCTCGAATCTCGCTAGATTCTGAGAGCTTAGATAGTAACCGCTTATCTCGCTACTACCCCAGTGAACCATAAACGTAGAGTTTGGGGTTATCAGTCTTCTGGTGGCGGCTTGAATGATAACAGTCCCCATAGAGCATAACTGACCATAGCCAACGAAAGTAGTTTTGCACTTACAATTTCTAATAGAGTCATAGATTCCCATCCCTGAGTACCAGCAACCACCCACCGTTTGCATATGTATGGTAATCGCCTCTTTGTTTAAGTTTCTTAATATATTTATATTTTTTTATAAAGTTCTGCAACATCCTGTGATCAACGCCGCCAGTTTCTCCTGAATCATCAAACTCATTTATATAGATCTCTCTGTTTTTTACATCTATATTGTAAGCATGAATTTCACCGACGCTATCTCTATTTGTTGTCATGATTTACGCCCTATTGTATATTTTTCATTGATCCTTTTTAATAAACTACTAATCAAATCAAATGCACCGCGCTCCGAACCGGCAAATATGACATGGACATCGTTGAATACAGCGAACTCCATTAGACATCGTAGGATATACTTGCCAGTTATCTTAACTTTCCCCTTCAACTCTTTTGGTATCTTTGCTCCTTCTGGAAACCTCATAACATCTTCCATAGAGAATTCACAAACTATATACTTATGTTCGTATTCTCTCATTCTTTCCACTTCGTTATAGAAAGCATATTTACCTTTACCTAGATTTAATGCAATCTCAGATACACTTGCTTTTCTTTCTATGCATACTTTGTCTTCCATTCCAAGTATAGAATAGTCACCCGTGTCTAGTTTTCTCTGCACTGTGCCATTACACGTATTGAATTTCTTGAAGAAATATCCTTGTTGCTCTCTAGTATCTCTTACTACTGTATAGCTAGGTGCGGTCTTGTATTTACCCATTGTTTTTTCTCACTATATCTTGAAATAATCTTTGATAATGCTGCTCATGTCCCGTAACTCTTCCGTGACACCCTCTACATAATGTTATACCATTATCAACGTCATATCTCAACATAGATGCGCTAGCCCACTTTTGTATGTGATGAGCATTTAAATTTTTATTACGTTTACATCCCGGCATTTGACATGTGAACTTATCTCGCTTGTATACATCTATTCTCCACTTTTTATATACTGGATCGTCAAAATCTCTTTTCATGATGGTACTTCTATTTTTATAATTCTAACATCTTGGATTATTTCTTTTGCAAACTTTAGCGTTTCAACGGAATGATCTTTTTTTAGTATCTTAGATACAAGTTTATGAGACGCTATATAGCAAGCGTCGTCTGGATCTTCTGCCTCGACAAATATTATAGGAGTATTACTGTTGTAATCTTCTAAAGAATATTGCTTTAACCTTGGCATAACTAGTGTTAGCACCATGTGTACTTTGTATATCTTCATTTTACATCATGCAGCACCATCATTTTAACTAAGTCTTCAAATGAATGTTTTGGTGTCCATCCTAGTTTGTTGTTAGCCTTGCTGCTATCTCCTCGTAAGTAATCAACTTCTGCTGGCCTATAAAACTCTGGGTCTTGCACTACATAGTTAGACCAGTCTTTAACCCCGACTTCTTTAAATGCTACGTCTAAAAATTCTCTGATAGTATGCGTCTCGCCTGTACATATAACATAATCATCAGGACAATCATGTTGAAGCATCATCCACATCGCTTCGCAGTAATCTCCTGCATACCCCCAGTCTCTAAATGCATCTAGATTCCCCAATCTCAACTTTGGGAAGGACTTATTATTATTTAATATATTATTTTCGTCAAAAGAAGGATTCACGGCACCCACTTCTCTTGCCCATGATTTAAATTCGCCAATCCATTTCGTGATCTTTCTTGTTACAAACTTTTCGCCTCTTCGCGGACCCTCATGATTAAATAGAATACCGGCACTTGCATGTAGACCATACCCTTCGCGATATAATCTTGTCATGTAATGAGCAGCACATTTAGCAATAGCATATGGACTTTGTGGCAAAAACTTAGTTTCTTCGTTTTGATATTTCTCAAGTGGTAGTCTATCGTCGAAATCGCCTTCTCCTTTTCGCTCGTCGTAGTTGCTACCAAACATCTCACTGCTACTTGCTTGATAAAATCTTGTATTCATCATTTTTAAGCCTACGATGCTCTGTAAAATATTTAGACAGCCTTTACCTGTAATGTCCCAAGTTAATCCGGGTTGATTAAAAGATACGGCAACATGGGACTGCGCGGCAAGGTTATAGACTTCATCTACTTGACCGTGATAACTTAAAGTATTTAAAACACTAGATTGATCCGTAATATCTCCTTCAAGCAACTTAAATTTATTGTTATTTAAAAGATGTTGTATACGTGTCGTGTTATCTGTGCTGGTTCTTCTAGACACTCCATATACTAGATAATCTTTTTCTAGCAATAGGTCCGCTAGATGACTTCCGTCCTGACCTGTAACACCGTAGATTAAAGCTGTCTTCATATTAGTCCTTAATTGTATCCGAGTTTAAGAATGGTTGATCCACCTGTCCATCTGTATATTTATGAAATCCTGAAAGTCTTTCTCTTTCCTTGCGCATTGCAAGCCTCATTTTCTCCATCTCTATGCCGTATTGTTTTGTTACGTCTGGATTGCTCATTAAGTATGCTATCCAGCCCGTGAGACTTTGCTTGCTGTCTTCTAATCGTTTAACACGCTGCTCTCTCGTTGCCTTCATCTCTTTAAGCATCGAGTTCTTCTTTGTCTGTAGTTCGCGGTAGTCTTTGTTTAGAGACTCCTGTGAAGCCTTCAGAGAGGCCACCTGACGCTCCATATTGAATACCATGTCTACATCCTGCTGATCTGGGTCTCGCGCCCTCTCAAGCTGCACTAGACGCTCCAGAGTCGATATCTGTTCTATGTTGTCTTTGTTCTGCTTCAGAGATCTATTCATTAATAGTTCAAGTTTAATTAAGTCAACCACTTGTAATTCTTCTGTAGGAATTACATCATCACGAAACTGTGAGATAATCCTAGCCCAGTGATATCTAAACAGTTTAAGTTCATCTTCTGTAAACTGCTGCTTAACTTCAATCCAGTAAGGTCTCTCATCAAGCTCAAAGGCCGCTTGCTCTTCGTTTGTAACTCCAACCTTAAACTTACGCTTGATGAATTTCTCGACGCTCTCAGGGTCTCTATCGAGCTTCTCAGCAATCTGTTCGTAAGAAAGAGTACCTATGCTCTGTTCAATGATTGTTTCCTCTTCTTTAGAAATTCTACCTTTCTTCATAGCCACAGTCCTCCATTATCTCAAGTATAGCTTCCGATATTTCCTCTTTCCTTGATTTGGGTAAGTAAACACCCGCTACCATTTTTAAGTAGTCCATTCTCATGGAAGCCGGAAGAAGCCGGTCAATATGTGAAGAAATATATAAATAATCAAAGTGATCTTCGTCTACTGAATATTTTTCATTCTCGTCGAGAAGCGTTTCCTCAAATTCCAGCTGTGCCGGTTGTAAAACCTTTATTCTCTCATCATCAGAGTTTGACATGAAATGATTATCACGGATGAAGTTCTTGAGACGATTGGAAAGGTTGACACTAAGAAAGTTTTCTAACGGGCGCTTGTTATCATACCTCTGGAGGGCGTCTATGCATATAATATAAGATTCTTGTTTTATGTCATCAACCGTATATCCGTAAAAGGTATATTTAGCCGCCGTCTTATTAATGACTTTATTCATTGTGTGTAAGACATCTTCTTCCGTCATGTTGAGAGGTATCTTCATTCATCACCCCACATTAACGTGCGCCACTGCTTCCCGTCGTACCCTTGAAAGCATTTCTGTTTTTTGTTGTACCTGATGCTGCCCTCAACGGGCTTTTTATTATTTTGTAAGAGTATAGACCACAATTCATTTTGATCTATAGATTGTATGATATCGTCTAACTTACCAAGTAATGTATTATTTTGTAGTTCTACCGAAGTTGGCGTAAACGGATCTGTAGAGCATAAGACGCTATGTTTGGCAAAGAAGGTGTTAATATACCTAGTGGGTGGAATATTTGAAAGAATTATGTCACAATCTGACTCTTCTATGTCAGGAGCGTTTCCGTTAACGGGCTTATACTTTCCGCCGTCTTTTCTTACGTCGAATACGTAATTTCTACTGAAGAAGAACTTATTTTGTTTTTTATAAAATTTACCAACACCAGATTCTCTGTAAATGAAATCTATATGTTTTTTACTTTGTGAAATTTCATAGAAGAAATTCTGATTTAGTGGTATATCTAAATTATCTGAATTTACGTCAAGTATTAACTCAACATCCCTTGTTGCCGTCTTCTTTACGGCGACAGACTCCAGAGTTTTCTTGTTTTTCTCTAACATTTAATAAATTTCCTAGTGATTTATCCTGTTTTTCCATATCTTCAAGTATTTCCACATTAAGACTGGCCGTTGCCTTGCAACACAAACTCGACTTTACTTCTTTAGCTTTTTTCATTTTTGAATCTCTAATTACGGGGTTCTTTACCTTATTATACACTGTATAAGGGAATTTGTCAAGTTTTATATAGATTTCTTGACTTTATGGGCCTAATTCGCCTATAATAGATGACATGTTATGTCGGGATTCTAAGAATTGATAGTTTTTTATAACGCAGTCACGTAAAAAATTAGTCCTGTCCGTGGCGCTTGGACGCATTGGCAACAAACTCTCACGAGCGTTAGCGATGCAGATAAAAAATTTGATAAGATTGTTAGGACTTGGACGTAGGTACTACCCATACCTACTACATTTGGAAGACGGCGATTCTGGTGACAGAAAAGTTTGTAAAAAAATTAGCAGACTTGTGAGTTGATAGCTCTCACTCAAAGGATTAAATCCAAGCAAGCGTCTTGTTGGTGGCTCACTAATTAGTTTCTCATATCCTATCGGGCAGCTCAGACTTGCTTGGTAGGATAAAAGCTAGGGGTTTAGATATACTGAATTTATAAGAGATTAGAAATATGATCAAATCACCTTGTACGCGGCGCTGTGGGCTTGTTGACGGGCTTTGTTACGGATGTGGTAGAACTATACGCGAAATTCGTTTGTGGAGTAAATTGAGTGAAAGAGAAAAAGAAGAAGTTTCAAGAGAGAGTCGTGATAGATTCAAATGTTTGCAAGAACTGCGGGACGAAGATATTTATAATGATGACGAAAACTAAATTCAAATGTGTGCTATGTAGATCGGTTAGGACCGAGAGGGGGCAATAGGGATGGATTGGGTGATACTTAATTATATATTTTGGTGAATTGTGTTTGAACCACCCCCCTCTTTCGGGGGGGGAGAAGGTACATTTTACCCGAAGATATAACCCCCGTCAACCCCAAATCAGCAAAAAAGACAAAAAAACACACACAAAATTATTTCCGAGAAAATCCGCGAATTAGACTACAGAGCTATTGACTTTTCTGCCGATCTATGTATAATAAGGACATAACAAACAACAACACTTTTTAAGGTTAACACAATGACTAAGCAAGAAACCATCAGCAAACTTCACAGCATGAACATTCAACAAGAAGTTATCGACACGCTTTCCAAACGAGAAGTTATCATCATTAAAGAAGAAGTTATCATCGGTCGAGATGAAAATTTCAAGACAATGCCTTGTATGTTCCGAATTGATCAATCAATCAACTGGGAATAATATTCCTAAAATCTTTCAAGATTTCGTTTGACATTGACGATAACTATATTATACTAAAGACATAACAAACAACACTTTCTAAGGAAAAACAAAATGCTTACTCAAGAACAAATCGAATGGATCATCTCGCTACCTTACGAAGAAGAATCCTACGAAGAATTGGGCGAAATGCTCGAAGGCGAATTTACCAACGAAGAAGAATTGGACGAAGCATACCGGATCTTCTTGGAGATTTTGTTCCGGTAGGATGGCACTGACAAATGCCGATATTTATGTATAATGGGAGACATAACAAACAACACTCTTTAAGGTTAACACAATGACAATCATGCAAACAAACAAGTCCGGCGACTACAATCTAGTTCGTGAGCCAAACGGCAATCTTACAATCCGCACACAAGCTGGCACAATCTTGGTTCAAGGTAAATTCAGCTACGTTCTAAAAACTTGGGAAACTTTTAAGAATACCTAAAGATTCCCCTTGACAATTCCGATAAGTTATGTATAATAGAAGCATACAAGAGACAACAACAACAAAGGATAACACAATGGATTTTGAAACACGACTTGCAGAATTTCTTGCAGAAGTAACACGTCTCGAATTGTCGCTTGAAGAAGCGTGCGATGAGATGGACTACCGATTCGAGCTTGGCGAAGAAGATCGCCTAGCATATCAAGCAGTTCGAGAATTATTCCCAGAATAATTCAAGATTGCTCTTGACTTTTCCGATAACTATAGTATAATCAAAGCATACAACACACAACACTACTTAAAGGTAACAACTATGAAAAGCTACAACATCACCTACATCAGCCCAATCAACGGTCGTCAAACGATGGAACTAGAAGTATCCGCTGACCGCCTATTTGACCGCGACGGAGAAACATGGTTCCGCTACGATGTCACACCATTCTACAATGGTGAAGAAGAAGTAATGCGAGAAGTAGAAGTAATCACCGCTACACTTTGCACCGACATCAAAGCCAAAGCCGCATACATGGAACGATTCGGTACTGCTGCCGAATAATCACACACTATAATCCAGTGCCGTATATATGGAACGGCACACACACACACACACACACACACACACACAAAGGTAACACAATGACAAACGAAGCAACACTACAAGAATGGACAATCAACCACGGCGAATGGGAAGAACCAACGCTAGAGCATACGCAACATTGGATGGGATGGATTGAACTATGGGACAATCACCGCCTAGACAATCTTGCCGATGATAGTGACGAAGAGGATTATTACAATGAATAAGATTATAAATATAATCTATGAGGAATTGGGTGTGTTTATGCTAATGTTCTCACTACTAATGGTTCCCTTCTTGGTAATAACCGGCGCTTGTATTCTCGCGCATCTACTACTACAGTGGCCGCTGTAGTCTTACCCTATCTTGACGGGTAAGGCCGCCATATAACAATCGTCATAAACCCTTGGTATATAAGGACTTAGGGCGATTGGGGCAGGCGCGAATGACGTAAGTCCTTATACAGCAACAACTTACGACGATTAGAATTATTTTCTAAAAATCCCATTTTAGGTGTAGGCAGGGGTTGACAAATGCCGATCTTTATGGTATAATGGCATCATCAAAGAAAGGATAAACTATGTGGAACATCATTCAAGAGATTATTGAAAGCATTATCAAAGACGTAGGAAATATCCGAAAACTTTGAAAAAGGTTCTCAAAAGTGACCTAACGTGTCACACCCATATGCGATAATAATAGTATAAGAGAAAACGAGTTATAAAGGATAACACAATGCAAATCATCGACACCAACAAGCACGGCGACTACCGCCTAGTCCGTCACCACGGCAAACTAACCATCCGCACCAAAGCGGGTTCCATCCTCGTACAGGGGAAATCAACCTACGTTCTCTCAAAGTGGAGAACTTTCAAAAATACCTAGTATTCGTGACCTAACGTGTCACACCCATATGCG